GGCGACGTGATTCGGCAGACTCATCGACTCGTACCACTCGAAGTCGTCCGCCGTGCCGACGATGCCGGCCTTGTAGAGGCGCTTGATTTCCTCGACCGGGCCGAACCGCGCCAGGTTGCCGTCGCTGCCGCCCTTGATCGACCGCATCACGGCCGGCGGCACAAAGATCGCCTTGTCGTCCGACAGGCTGCCCAGCTCCATGAACCGCTGCCGCGCGGCGGCGCTGGTCGCATCGAACGTGGTCGGGTTCGTCTGCAGGACGCCCGTGATGTTGCCGGTGTTCTGGGCCGCGAAGAGCGCCGCGCGCCGGTCCGCCTCGGCCGCCAGATACTTCGCCGCGGGCTTCAGGTATTCCTTCTTCACCCGCTCTTCGCCGCGCTCCATGTTCAGGAGCTTGTCCACGGTGTCCCACTCGAAGTCGATGCCGAACGGCTGATCGACCTTGACTTCGGTCTCCAAGCGCTCGATGTTCTGCGGCGTGTATTTGAAGCCGTCGCGGATCACCGGGCGCCAGGGCACCTTCACGCGCACCGTGTCACCGACCGCAAACTCCTTCTTGAAGTCCGCCTCGTGGCTGTGATACATCGACGCGAAGATCTCGGTCTGATGCAGGAACAGCCGAAGCGTCTCGTTCGAGACGTAATCGACCTTGCTGAACGAATTGGCCATGTTCCTCTACCTGCGTCCGCGGAACTTCGCGAGGTCTTCGGCGTCCGCCGCCGCGCTGTAACCGCGGAAATCGCCCTTCGCCAGCGCCGCCGCCGCCCGGTCAGGGCTCGCCGGCTGCCGACCGAGCACCGTGGGCGGTGCCGGGGCCTTCGTGACGGGTTTGGGCGCGGGCTTGTCGGCCTCGGCCCTGGAACCTCCCAGGAATCGCGCCTCGATGCGTCCGAACGCGCGCAGCAGATCCGCCGGCGTCTCCGCGCTGACCGCCTTCGCCCACTCCTGCTGGCCTTCCGGCGTCGAGAAGTGGACGAGCAGGTCGGCCGCGGCCTCGGAGGTGATGACCTCCTGCAGCAGCACATTCGCGGGGCGCACGGGTTCGTCGGAGCGCAGCGCGAAGGCCGGCACCAGCGACAGCAGCCCCGGATCGACCTTGGCGTCGAACTCCGGATCGGCTTCGCGGGCCTTCGACAGCGTCCCGAGGAAACCGTCGATCTTCTGCTGCACCGACTGCACCCGCTGCTGCGACTCGGCCTCGAGCCGTTCGCGCTGCTGGCGCTCTTCGTAGCGGCGATCCGCGATGAAGAGCCCCTGCGCCGCCACGAAGTCCTCGTAGGACTCGAAGTCCTCGACCTTCGGGGCGTCCGGATGCTGCCGATACCGCTGCCACTCGGCTTTCGTCGACTGCGCGTGCGGTGCCGGGGCCGATGCCGGCTTGGTCGTGTCCGCCGCGGGCTGACGAAGCGCCGCCAGCTCCTGCTTCAGCAGTTTGACGGTCCGCAATTCCTCGTGCAGACGCGCCTTTTCCGCTTCCAGGTCGCTCAGGCGTTCCTTGAGTCGCTGTCCCTTGGGAGGGGCCGCAGGGTCCGAACCTGCGTCACGTTTCGCGTCCGTTGACGCGGCCTGCGCGGCAGGCTCGGCGGGGGACGGGTCCGCAGTCTCGTCCGAGGTGTCGGGAGCATCGCGCCGCAGATCGGCCGCGTCGGCCTCCTGGGCGTATGCGCGAAAGTCCGGTGCGGCCGGCGAGTCCGCGACTGCTGCGCCTGTGGTCGGAGCTTCCATCAGCGGCGATGGTGCGCCGCCTCAAGAGGGAAGTTCCAGCAATTTCACGCTTCCAGCGGAGGTTCTTCGGTAGACCGCATGGCCTCGTGCAGCATCGACCGCTCGGCCGCCCGCGCCTGCTGCGCCACGTCCGCGCCCTTCAGCGCCAACTCGTGGGCCTGCTCGTCCTCGCGCGTGTCGATGTCCGCCGAAACCTGCGCCGCCAACTGCCGCAACTTCTGGTCGCCCTGCAGCTCGGCCAGCGCCAACTTGATCTGCCCGTCGAGCTGCTTCAGCGCCAACGCGCCCTGCTGCTTGACCTGCTCGAGATGCGCGCCGCTCTTCAGCGCCGTCTGCAGCGCCTGGATCATCTGCTGCGCCTGCTGCAACTGCGCCTGCATCGCCTGCGCCTGCGCGTTGTAGCTCTGGCCCTTCTTCAGCGCCTGGATGGCCGGCGGCTGCATCGCTTCAAGGCTTTCGGCCAACTGGTCGCCCAGCGGGCCAAGGTTCAGCATGCGGATGACCTCGGGGCCGATGACCTGGAAGATTTCCGGCCGGGACGCAATCAGTTCCTGCGCCACCTTCAGCGTCCGGTCCCGCTCGCTCTCAAACGACGGCCCGCTCGACACCGTGACGTCGAATTCATCCTCGGGCCGCAGCAGAATCGGGCCGTCCCCGAACTCCCTCACCGGGGGCGCCTTCGGGTCATTGATCCGTACGTTGATCGGCGTGTCGTCCTTCCTCTTCACGCTGATGGTCCGCGGAGTGTCGTAGTAGTGCGGAATCGCGTCCACGAGGATCACGCCCGTCCGCCGGAGCGCGTGTTCGTAGTGGTCCACGAAGTGATAGGCGCCCTTCTGGGCAGACGTGGCGATCTCCCGCAGCGCCACGCCGCTCTTCTCGTTCACGCGCTGGGCCTGCGTCGGCAGGAAGCCCGTGCCGGTAGCCGCCTGGATGCCTCGCCGCGTCGATTCGGCGCCCATTTCGAGCGCCTGAATGGGCGGTTCGTAGGCGGGACGCTGAGGAATCGGCGGCAACCCATACTCGGCCGGCCAGGCGTTGCTCTTCGCCTTCAGCCTGATCGCGCCTACCGGCACGACATTCGACGCCAAGAGGTCCGCTTCCTGCGTCGGGTCCATTGTGCCCTCGTAGTAGAACCACGGCACCTTGGGCGTCATCCCGACGATTTCCGCTTCCTGCGTCCGGTAGTAGTTGTAGAGCTGCTGCGGGTCGATCGCCTTCCGAATCAGCGACAGCAGAACGCGCTTCTGCTCCCCGCTCGCCTTCGACCACAGGATCTTGCCCGTGCAGCCCACGAACGGCAGGTAGCGCCCCGGCCAGTCCTTCCGTTCCTCGAGGATTTCGACGCCGTTCGTGATGGTCTGGCAGATGTAGGGCTGCTCGACCACGCGCTCCTTGACGACCTCGAAGCCTTCCGCGTCCTCGATGGTGTCCTGCCAGAACGCCATCGGCGCCGCGTCGGGATACCCCTTGGGCCGCAGCAGCACCAGCGTCGCCGGCTTCGTGCGGGTCTCCCACAGTTCCCGAACCCAGATGCCCTTGTCGTCACACCACGACGGACCAACCTCGGACGTCAGGCCCTTCAACTCGTGGATCTTCGACTTCTTCCCGAAGCGCCGCTTGAACGCCGCCTCAATGAAACGCTCGTGGACCCACCACCGCTCACAGTCCGAAAAGTCCGGCCGCGTGAAGTAGCCCGGCGTGATCAGGTCCGGGTTATGCACCGGCTCGATGATCAGCTCCTGGTCGAAGCTCTGCGCGCTCGGCGTCCGCACGGACTGCTGCACGTAGCGCGGGATGATGCGGAGGAAGCCATAGCCGCCCTGCGCAGCGTCCTCGAACATCCGCGTGTAGGCGAGCTGGGCGTTGCTCCGGTCCTCGATCTGGCGAATCAGCGCCCCGAGGAAACGCGCCTGCGCTTCAGACGTCGTGTCCCCGGCCGGATTGACCTCGATCGCGCGCTTGTTCTCGCGCACGTCGTTCACGAGCTGGTTGACATACTGCCCCAGCTCATCGAACGACAGACACGGGCGGCCCGCCTCTTCGCGGGCCTCGCGGTCCTTCCGGTCCCACGTCGAGTCCGGCGACAGCGCCTTGATGTCCTCGGCGCGGGCATCCTGCGCGTCTTTCCAGTTCGCCTCGTCCTCGGTGAAGGACTCCCGGATCTCTTTCAGGTCCGCGTCGGCCATGCGCCTCAGCGTGTAGTCTACGGCCTGCCGGATGGACCGCCAGCAATTTCACGCTTCACGGCGGCCGGGATGCCCACGCGAGGCGACCTCCGCGTCTGCGTCTGGTCTCCGTTGCCGTCACGAGCCCCGGGCGCCACGACAGCCACCGAGAGCACCCCGGCGTGCGCCGCCGACCGCAGATGCTCGACCGTCGCCGCGGCATCCAGGCCGAATACCGCCAACAGCTCACGCTCTCGTCGCCCGGCCATCGCTACCCCCACGCGCTCCGCGGGCGGACCACCCGCACCGGCTTTGGATCTTCCACCGCCACGCGCTGCGCAAACGTCAGGGCTAGCGCGTCCGCGTCGTCGGGCGAGTCCAAGCCCCGCTTCTTCATCGAATCCTTCGACTCCAGCACCAGCCGGTCGCTCTTGTCGTGGTGATAGCCCGGCCCGACCAGATCGATCTCCAGGTCAGCCGACACGTCCACAGCGCCGCCAGCCTGGAGCCAGTCCCGCATCTGTGACCACATGAACGCCCGCATGTTGGCGCACTTTCGGTCTGGCGACTCGCCCCCGAACTGCACGTCCACCACGTTCAGGTGTCCCAATTGACGGAGCCGGTCGGCCACCGGGCCGCCGATACTGCCCCCAGTGGCATCCACGAACAGCACCTTGACCCGCCGGCCGTCGAACTCCCGGCCCAGCATGTCGGCCGCGATCGTCACCACCCGCATCGAGTCCCGCGCCTGCTCGCCCGAAAGCCGAATCGGTGGAATCGTCCTAGCATCAAAGCCGCGGCGAAACCGGATCACGCACTCGTCGGACCCTCCGCGCGCCAGGTCGAGCCCGGCGATCAGCGGCTCATCCGACAGCACTGCCACCGGCCTCCGCTGGGCGTCGCTCACTGTCTGTTGGCTGATGAACTGTGCGTCCGACGCCCGCGGCGGCAACCCGCGGACGCGTACCCGAACGAAGTCCGAATCCTCGCCGTAATCGGCAACCCACTCCGCGATCTGCGCCTTGTTCGTGAACCGCGACGACCGCGAATCGATCGCCCACACCTTCCACCGATGCTTGTCCGCCCCGAAGCACGCCCGAAAGAACGCGCCAGTCGACCGAGTCGGGTTCCCGAACAGGAACCACATCGGTTCCCCGTCCGTTAAGCCGCCCTGGGCCACTTCGTGGATGACGTCTGGGACGGCGGAGTCCTCATCAAACACGTAGAAGCTGGTCGAATTCGCCGCGTGCTGGCCTGCAAAAGCTTCGGAGTTTTCCTCTTTACAGCTTTGCGGCGCCACGAACCACGATTCGCGATAGCCCTTGAAATAGACCCGCGTCGAGTTGATCTCGAACCACTCCGCGGTCAGGCTGAGCTTCTTCCAATACTGGATGGCCGCCCATGTCTTGGTGTCAAGCTGCGTGGAGGTGTTCGCCGTCACCGTGCCGCGGCAGAACGGCCGCGTCGAAGT